ACGAACCGTTACCAGCGGCGGCGCCTGCAACAGAACCAGAGTTCCATAAGTGAAAAAGATACTCGTTGTGCGTAGCAGAAGTAGATGCCCAACCTTGTTTTTTTAACCAAAATTCGGTGGTAACACCTTTTGCTGTGTCTAACTCTAGGTTGTTTGCTCTTTGACTGGCTGTATCGTAAATATTAGCTTTAGATATGCCAGTTTTTGAAGGCCCCGCGGAAAAATCACTTTTGTAATCTTTTCCGGAATCGGCATGCGGCCCACCTTTTATAAATACGTATTCGGGGCTAGTCGAGTCATACACATTGTATGTCGAATCTTTTGATCCGGCAAATGAAGACGTCAGGCCAATTGTTATGTGCCCAGTGGTACGTGGATATTCGTTCTCAAATATAAAAAGGTCTAGATAAGTGCTTTCATTTTCCCATTCTAATTTTTCAGCTTGCGAACCATCGTATGGATAAGTTTCATATATTCTTGTAATGGCAGTATCATAATATTCTTCTGCCAATCCAAATCTAGCAAAATTTGAAGCAGTCGTAAAATCAACACTAGGCACAAACCTATTGCTTTGTTTAGAATAGGCCTCGACGTACCTAGGCGATTCTACGTTTTCGTGAAGATCGTTCTGAGTCTTTTCCTTAACGAAGCTTAAAGAATTTCCTTTGTCAAATAGATCTTTAATTCCCATAAATTAATCCGCCGCGGTCGTATAACTAATTATCTTCAACCCTAAATTTAAACACTTCTTCTTGCTCTCTCCACTGTTGTGAAGCATAATAAGCTAACTTAACACCATACATGTAGCCGGGTTCTAGCAACGCCATGTCTAAATCAAAATAATTACCATCGTCATCATACGACAAAAATGTATGAAGAGTAGCACTACCAGTAGAGTTTCTTATTACTGTTCTTTCGTCCACCATTCTTATTATTTCGTATGAGCCACTTAAGATAACACTTTTTTCAATGTCTTTGCTGGCAACAGTGTATATTGTCGGGCTAAAATTTCTAGGTCTTGCAAAAACTCTGAATCTAGCCTGCTCGTCTTTGGCATAGGAAGGCTTTAAGTTTGTAATTTTATTAACATATTGTTGATATGAGTCAGCTACTAAAACACTGTCGTCTTGAAAAGTTTTTACAGATATTGAGCCTGTTTTGTATTCTCCGCCCACAGAGCCAGACCAAACATCGTGAATAATAGACAAAACTTTGCCATTGCTGCCAGTTGCTTTTGAGGTTACTTGAGCTTTGTAGATGCCGGTACTAACCTTAGAAGCAGTCGCTGAATCGAGCCTAGAGCCTGTTGGAAAATCAGCAGAGCTAGAAAATATATTAACCGTTACAGTTTCTGTGTGGGGGATATCGACCAGTCTGCCCCTAATATAGTTGTATAAATAAAGATTATTTAAATTATCAGCGGCAGAAGCTATAGAAGAGCTGGCAAAAAAGTTGCCTCGATCGTCGGTTGTTCTAGAATCCCACCTGGCTTCAATAACTGGTTTTTTGAAAAAGAACTCAGTTCCTCTTGCAAAAAATCTCTTTGTATAAAAACTTTCTGTTTGGCCTTCAGTGTTCTGAAGTATCGAGCCTGAATCTGCTCCCGCGGAGCTTGAAAAGTATCCTTCCTGGCTAGAAGTTAGAAATATTCCAAAGCCATAGTTTTCTTTGTGTCCATAGGCCCATTCTTCTACTGCCTCGGTAACATCTAACTCTATATCTTCGCCACCGTTTTCAAAAGTAAACGTATAGCTTGGCATTGTAGAGCCCGAAATATAAGAAGAAGAATGATAATCTCCTCCAGCCTTATTCCATTTTTGAGTTCTTGTTCGATTAACCCAGTTTGAGCCGTCAACAGAGTCCTTAGTTTTATCTTTGTAGGTCTCCATGTCAAGCCCAATGCCTTCTTGCCATGACCGAGACACTGCCATTACATTGACTGTAAAGTTTTCTGGAAGCTGTTCTGAGTGTCTAGCGTTAAACACTCTCAAAAAGAACTTTACGCTTCCGGAGGCAGGAATATTGCCAGCGCTTCTATCTGAAACAATAGCATCAACAGGAAATTGTAGCAAAGTACGAGAAAGCTCTACAGAAGCAGTTGTTTCGTTGCCATAAATTGAAAATACTTCAAGTATGTCCGAAGCGCCCATATTTGAGCCAGTTGCTCTAGTTGCTAAGTCTATACCAAATGCGTTAGTAATAGTGTTGTCTTTGGTAGCTACATACTTTTTGATTGCCATTATCTAATAGTCCCCTTAATATCAGTATTTGTATATTTTAATTCATACACAACGTTATTTGGTGCGTAAAGGATTCTACCGTCAGCTGACGTATATCCATCTAAGTTTAGAGATTCGCTAGAATACCTGCCCCCAGTCTTATTAACTATTTTTACGTTTGTTACATCAACAATTTCATCTAAGTTGTTTAGCCTGTCGTATATTTTTGTAATATAAATTGGCTGCCCTATGTCTAGTTTTTCTGCAAACATGCTTTCGATTTCTGATATGGCAATGTTTAGTGCCTCTATCTTATCTTCGCTAAAATCTACTACTGCTACAAAATCAATACCAATATTAATAATTTTTGGGTCTAAAATATCAATTGTATCATTTATCATTCTATATTCGTTTAACCATACTTTCACGTTATTTTTTAATACGCTGTTGGAAGCAATAAAGTGGCCATCTGCATTTTCAGACAACAAATATAAATTCAAGTTTCTTTTAAATGAATCTTGGTCTCTAATAATTTTAGCTCTCTTGACGCTGCCAAATTTTGTCGGCATTCTGTAGATAAGCGCTTCGTAATCACTAGCTGTAACTGCACGATTTTGTGAAGCAAAAACGTCATTTACTCTTTGTTTTAACTCAGCAGGAGTTGGTAGAGTAACATCTCCAACTATGGGCTCATCGTTAACAACTTCTAAACTGTCTTTAACAAAAGCTATACGAGAATTAACTGTAGCACTTTCTTTAAAAACAAACCTAGGCTCTGATATGCCTGTTAGAGCGCGGGAGGCAACATTTACATTGTCAACAGTGTTTGTTCTATAAGTTACTGTTAGTGTTGTGTTGGCTGGTGCAATTCCAAACTTGTCTGTCTCCAAAAGCTTTGAGGGGTCTAAAGTTAAATCACTTTCATAATCGCGGCCATGCATCTTTAGCACCACATTTGACGGATGCGTTGTGTTGTCAGTCTTTAAAGAAGACTCTGAGCCATAACCAAACTTAACATTCAGTGTGCCGTTTCTATTGAAAACAACGTATCTTCTCGGTACGCTTGTTGCAGTCATGATACTTGGAACATATCTTCTGGTCTCTCTATCTTTATTAACAACAGACTTAAATATTGTGTCTTGCGACAGATACTGAACCTCAAAATATTCATGCCCTTCGGCATCAACGACCGAAACAACCTCTGTGATGTTGGGGTCCGACAAAGAAACAGTTAAAAACCTTGTAAAATCTCCGACTGAAATATTTTCTTGATTTAGCTCTCCAGAAATTACACGGCCAAAAGCTTTAACCGCGTATGCAGTTGGCACACCGTCCTGCTCATTTGATGTAGCAACTACTACTTCGTTGTCTGGATTGCCAAAATCTACGTCGTCTATTAGTGTAAATACTTGGCCGGCAGTAGTTGTAAACTTGCTGCCTTTTGCTAAAACTGGCAAATAGTCTGTATCTGGTGAGGAGCCGTTAACTTTAACAGGCGCTAGGACGTATAGAGAAACAACACCAAAAGAATTAGATCTAAGAGGCTGCTTGTAGCCTACTTGCTCTCCAAGTCTTATAATGTTGTTGTATTCTACCGCAGTATCTAAGAATGATTCGTTTGTTTGGTAGTCCAAATAAAATGACAACATATCGCCAACATATGCAACAGTGTCTAGCATCATAGAGCCAAAAGAAGCCTCAGAAAAATCTTTGTAAATATCAGGATAATATCTCTTTGTATAGTTTACTAAGCTTTCTTTTATTGAAGAAAATTCTCTGTCTGTATATCTTATAAGTTTTTTGTCTTTTTTAGACATATTAAATCTCCTCGGCCCTTATAACTATTTCTGAAGCTAAATCTACGCTTGGAGCTGCGTATTCTATAGAGATAGATAGTACGTTTAAGTCGTCAGCGGTTGCATCCGATATTCCTCTATTAAACTGTATTTTTTTAATCTGTAAGAAAGGCATGTATCTAGCTACTTGCCCTTCAATGCGTTGTCTAAGCTCGGTTGTTATTTGCTGTCTAGGCAAGAACAAAAAATTTCTAACGCCAACGCCAAAATCTGGATTCATCATGCGCTCTCCTGGCGCAGTTAGCAGAAGATTTTTAAAATTTTGCTTTACTTCTTCTGCAAGAGAAAAAATTAGAGAAAAACTGCCGTTTGTTTCGTCTCTAAATAATGGCAGTTTTGGGCCTAAAGCGCTCATTTTTTATCCTCTATAATTGTTCTATACAGTTTGGTGGTTGGCTCGACAACTTCGACTGTTGGTCGTCATGCATTTTTTCTTCTATTGCATCTATAAGTAGTAACGCAATATAAATCATGCCAGGAACCGTACTCATGAATGGTGGCGGCATTGGGAAGGGATTTATGCCTCCGGCAAGTGGTATTACCGATGGTACCATCGCGCCGTACATACCAGGCAATAAATAGGGCGAGGTAAACAAGTCTTTCATTGTATTTTCTGCTTTACGTAAGACCTCCTCAATTTCTTTTTCGACTGCACGTTTATTCAACACTAGGTCTCCTGGGCTCGTGGGCACTGACACATCTTTATAAGTATCCGGATTCCAGTTGCCAGATGGCTTTGGGTTACCTGGCCAGGCTATTTCGGCTTGTTCAGCATAATCTTGCGCCATTTGACTTAACTTTGTATAATTTTCCATAAAACTTTGCCACTGATTATAGACGTCAATGTGATTGGTCTGTAGCCAAGCTAGCTGCTCGTTAGTTATATTTGCTGGAATAGTAAAGTCCCAATCTCCAACATACGGTATGTCGCTGAAATCGGTCTTGACTGCTTCAGAGAAGATTATTTGCTCGCCGGTAGGAGAGCTGGTCCAATCTAGAGGTGCAGCTGCAGCGTCTATTGTTGATAATGTTGCGCCAGCTAATCCTAAGCCCATATTAATATTCATCTCAAGCTTTTGCATTAGCGTATTAGCTGCATCAATACCAGCTTGAGCAACGCGCTTAGACTCTTCAAGGCCTTGTTTTGCTGCGGCGATAGTTGCTTGCTGAATTGCAAAAGAGATGTCTATAATTCGTTTGGCTGTTATAATTGCCGGATCCGTTACCTCAACAAAACCTTTTAATACTAATAGAGGCGTTCGATAAAGTATTTTTAGAATTTCTTTCGTCA